GCCCGCACGGCCGCTCTGGCGTTCGCTCTGGCAAATCAGGTTTCGAGCGCAGCCGGGAAGCCCCTGCTGCCCATCGAAAGTTCGGAGGTGGAACAGTTCGTGACCACCGGCCTGACCATTGCCACCAGCGTCGCTGCGTGGTGGAAGAACAACAGCTTTACCGCTGCCGCCATCGAAGGTGATAAGCGGATGAACAGCCTGAAGAATCAGGTTCACTGAATGAAAGGAGTAACCGAATATGAATGAGTTTACGAGAAGCCTGCTGTACGTTGCCCTGCTGGTCTGCGTTCCCATCGTGACCGCCTGCATCCAGAAAGGCATTGCCGTGTTCATCGAGTTCATCGTGGCAAAGACCAACGACATCAAGGTGCAGCGCCTCGTCCGCGAGATCGGCAGCGCGGTGTCCAACGCCGTAGCCGCGATGAACCAGACCTACGTCAACGACCTGAAGACCGCCGGGACGTTCAAGGAGGCCGAGCAGAAGGAAGCGCTTATGAAGGCCGTGTCCGCCGCTCTGAAAAGCATGAGCAGCGACGCGCAGGACTACATCAAGAGCAACTTCGGCGATACGACCCAGTACCTCGAAAATTGCATTGAGGCTCAGATCGACGCCAACCACGTTGCCGCCAAGCAGGCTGCTGTCCAGAATACGCTGAATCTGGGCTGAGTCAGCGCAAAATCAGCGTAAAATGATAATCCCCCTGTACCATGACCCGTAAAAAGGCTGGTGCAGGGGGATTTTTTTGTTTGCACGGAAATTCCGATGGAACAGCTCCACCAGAAAAATCAATTCTCAAAATAGCCAAATTTCGTTATGTACTTTTGACAAATCCTTCTCAGAAAGTTCCAGACATTTTCCAATACACTCTTACCCGTAACCAAAACGTAAATCCAGAGGCTTTTCAGAGGCTCCCAGCGGCTCGGCATCAAATAGCCAGTGGATATAAAAAATATTTTGAAAAAATTAAAAAACAGATTGACTTACCAGTTGGGTAAGTTATAATGATACTAAGATAAATTACCAAAAAGGTAAGTTATCTACAATTACCGGCATCCGGCTGGTAAGTTGGAAGCACGAGCAGGAGGTGTAGCAAAATGAAAGGTGAGTGCAGTATGACAGCTCTGGAAGCCTCTCGTCTGATCGACTGGCTGAAAGCTCACGGTCATACGGACGCGGACGCGACGGAGTGCATTAAGTGCATTGCCGGAGTCCTCGACCCGCAGACTGAGGAGCCTAAGAAACAGTAAAGGCTAGGTCCCCCCACAAAGTTTGACAGCCACGTGGGAACCTAGCCGGTCGGAACGGGATGGGACCTGCCCCATCTCGTTTCGATTTTATCAGTATGGCAGGGAAAAGTCAAGAGGTTGAGTAACATGGCTACCTACACAGTCGAGCAAATTTACGATTACCTGCGGTTTGGCGAATGCGGGAACTTCGTGCAGTTCCAGTGCAAGCAGCGCACCGTCACCATTCGTCGGCTCACGCGTGGTATCGACACCATGCCGACCTGCCTTATTACGGGCGATGGAGAGCCGCGAGAAGAAAGTCGGCCGTCCGTGTTGGAACCGCTGATTGAGCGGCTGCTGAAGGAGGAATAAACGATGTATGATCTGCGTGAACACAAGGAACTGATTAGCCAGTTGGTTTCCGAGGCCAACCAGAACGACGAAAACTGGCGCTGGTCGGTCAAGTCCGTGGGCAAGGAAAAGGCCCGCATCTTCTGGGAATATCTGGAGTATTGCGGCCAGAAGGAACCGTACTTCAGCATCGTGCTGGAGAACACCGATGATGGCTGCTGGATTACGGCAAAGAACGAGCATGGCGAAACCATGAACTCCGAGATCGTGGAGGACAAGGAGTTGCCGTACCTGAACACTCCGCTGGCAGAAGCCATCACGATGATGGTCCACGCCATCAGGAACACCGCTCATGCCTGCTACTGAAAGCATTGCCCGTCAGTATGCAGCGGACATTGGCTTTGCGGTAGTCGGCGAGCTGACCCGCAAGCCAGAGTGGAACGGCGTAGCCAGCGGCCCGGAAATTGGGCTGTCTGGCTATTGCCGGGTCTGGGTGGATGAGGGCGGCAACGCCTACTACGTTCATGGTAAGGAATGCGCCATCATCGACCCGGAAGGCATGGTCTATTGACCCCCGGTAAACTCCCAGATGTACTCCATAAATTTTTTCGGTAAATCTTTGCTTTTCGTTTGACACCAGAGGTGGGTAAGTTAGAATGAAGATACAGAAAAACATACCAAAACGGTAAGATTATGGAGGAACAGACGATGATGAAACTCGAAGCTATGAAGTCTTACATCCGTGAGAACAACCTCACCCACTTGGTCAAGGAACTTGTTACTGGAGCCGACATGGATGTCGCATCCGCTGTTGAGTACGTTTATGATATGAAGACGCTCAGCAAGGTTCAGTTCGCAAGCAAGTACTTCGGCTGATTCGAGAATGGAGGAGTGGAACATGAAGAAAGGTTACAGACTCAGCAGCTACACCAGAGAGATGCTCAAGCGGTACGGTTCGTGGGAGGCCGGCCGCTACCATTATGAGGTAAACGCCTACCCGAGGATTTTCGGTGATGCGAAAAATCCTTCGGTTGCCGACGAAGCTCGCTACGCATTGCTCAGAAACGGCGAAGTTATTGACTGGGACTTCAAATTCTAACCCGCCTGATGATGGCCGTTGGCGCCGGCCGAAACGCCCTGCTGGGTGTCGCGGGAGCCACCCGTAAAGAAATTGATACTATGGAGGTTTTAGCTATGAAAAACGAGAACATGACCGCTGAGGTGACCCGTGAGTGGGAGAACGACCCGAACTGCTTCCTGCGGATGCTGAACAGCCCCGCACAGCAGCGGAGCCGCGCAGCCCGCCGCCAGAAGGATGCCAACCGGGAGCGCTTCAACAACGTGCTGAACGCCGTTGCCATCGGCGCAGCAGCCTTTGCCGTCACCCTGCTCGTTATCTGCTTTGTTCTCTGATGGAGGTATCAGCTATGGATAACCAGAACATGACCTATCCCGAACTGCGGGACCTGTTCGTTGAACACAACAAGACCCAGCTTGCAAAGCCGGTGAGCGCCTGCATCGTATTTGCTGACAGCAACTGGCCTGACTGCCATTACCCGCTGCGCAGCCGCACCTATGAGGTCAGAAGCGACAACAAGGCTTTCCGGCCGAGCTGCTGCTCCACCAGCCTGTTCGGTTCCTGCTTGGATGGCACCGACCAGATGGTTCGCCTCGACTGGTACATGAAGGACTTCGGCAACAAGGGCGGCTGGGTCGTTGACCACTGCTACCTGAAGGAGAACAGCGATGAATCCGATGTATGATTGCTCCGGCTGGCTTGACCGGTTCGGCGGAGTAATGGAGCCGCCTGATGACCGGGGCATTGAAGAAGAACCTGAATGGCAGCGGCCCGAAGAAGCCAATGCCGTTTGCTGGAGTGACTGATGGAGGTGAGTGATATGGGACGTGGCAATGTTTGTGTAACCGGCTCGTATGAGGGTTTGTTCTACATTGACAACGATGATCTGCGGGTCTACCGCAGGAATGACCCCCACGCCAAAGAGGAGGAAACCAGCTTACAGCGCGACCTCAGTTACGAAGACCTTTCGGGCGATGAATGGCTTCTTGATGAGGTCGGGAGCAGTTACGAGGAAGAAGACGTTCTCGAATGCTTCTGTGCCGAACTGCGGAAGCTCTGTCCCAGCTTTCAGCCTGCGGCCAACTCGAACGTCTGGCTCGGCAATGAGCGTCGGGTCATCCTCGAAAACGAGCTGTTTTACATCTGCGTGGAGGACAACGAGTGGTCGCTTGCCGTGGAGTTGGTTCAGAAGGACAGCTATTCCGACTGTGAGAACGCATGGCTCTCCGGCCTCCAGCGGACGAAGTACAAGCGGTATCTGGAGTGCATGAAGACCGCCCTGCTGACCCGGCTCCCCGAAATCGGAACCTATGCCGGAGCATGGACGAGCGGCCGCATCACACGAGAGGAGAACGAAAATGAAACAGCTCAGATGTCCTAAATGCGGACATGAATTCGGCTACGATAACGGCTATTACGACCGGAACATCGAACGGCTTGGCCATGAGATTGCAGACCTCAATCGTCAGCTTGCTCAGCATAAGCTCCTG